TATATAATGGATGCGATTATACCATACGGCAGTGCAGATGTTAAACATGTTGTTAGAGATATGCGGCAACATCTTTCCGAATTATACCCAGATAAACCAGCGGCTTTCGCGCATAGGAACAAGCGCAAGTCACGATGGAGTAGGAGCAACTCATGAATAATTTTTTTCTTAGACCGTGGGCCATGGGCCCTGTGTTCAGTGCTGACGAAGAAGGTGGCGGCGGCGGCGGTGAAGAAACTGAGGTAGATCCATTTGCCCGAAGTGCTAGAACCAAGGCTCGAATAGAAACGGGTCGTGCGGCAAGGACAGGATCCACTCCTCCTGGTGAAGCAGGAAGAGATTATACAGGATCTATTCCGCAGCAGACTGGTCCTAGCGGGTCAAGTGGTGCAGCATTTAATCAGCAACCAACATATACTGCACCATTTATTCCTGACGATGACGATGGCTCACCAGATTAGATTACTCGTGCAGGAAATAAGGTTTTTAAACCTGCGGGGGCAGGGGACAAAACCGTAGATACTGGAGGAGGAGGCGACGACGATGGAAGTCTTCTCAGTAGAGGTTACGACTTTTTAAAAAACACATTTGGTACAACTTCAATAGGTCAGCCTTTTTTTGATCCACTTGGAACGGATCTAATGAAAAAAGTTGGGGAGGCAAAACGTGCAGGTGAGCCTAAATTCTCTGATGCATTTGGAACCATGTATTACACACCATCTGACGCAGCGGCGGCAGATCTTATAACTGCAAATCAATCAGCATTAGCAAACAGAGATCAAGCGGCGGGAAGAACGAGAGACTACGGTGAAGGAATAACGACATATACAGATTATAATGCAATAGATCCTGCAACAAATCTTCCATACTTTCTTCAAGGTACGGATTATAACAACCAATATTCGAACACCCGTGGTGGAACTCAGTATATGGGCGAAGAAGGTCGAGGGATGACCTATGCCGATAAGATGGCAGCGATGGCACCTCGAACTGCTTTTGGAGGTCGCCCCAATTATTTTACAAATGAGGAAATACAATCCGATCCTGTATATGGCCCTGGTGGGGCATTAGATTTTGATGTCACAGGAGGCATGGTCCAAGGACCTAGTCAAACTGTTACTCTTCCAGATGGAACAACATACGAGGCACCTGGAACTTTTCAACCTAAGAACTATGGAACCTCATTAGCGAATATAGGCCAAGGTTTTACAAGACTTTTAGGAAGTGGTACGGGTGCAGTTAGTGAGTTAATGGATCTATCCTCTGGCAACCAATTACCGTCAGGCGCGGTGTCTGCAGCATCAAAAGATCTCGAAGATCTAGCTATGAGAAAATACAATGCCAATCTTTCTAAGGAACAGCAAGATCTCCTAGAGAAAAATATTTTTGGAGACGGTGGCGGTGGTCTAGCTTCGTTAAGAGAAAAAGCCATTAACGCTTCTCCGAGTTTGGGTGGCGCAATACTTGCAAGTTATCTTTCAAAAAACCCTAGTGCGGCTATGGCATATGGCGGAGTCACATACGGTGGCGAGTCTAGGGATGCTAAGAACTTAGCACTAGATTCTTTATTCGCTGAAGGGACGCTAGACGCGGATCCAACTTTTTCTAAATTCTATGATCAAACAGGTAATAGAGACATTGCTTTAGAAATGACGAAAAGAGCGGTTAATGACAGTTCTGTAAAACAAGATTTATTAGTGGGTGCAACGAGTGGATTAATTACAGACAGGTTAATGAAGGGAGCTTTGGTACCCAAAGGTACAGGTTCGGCAATCACACAAGCTCTTGGAAGAGCTCCTGTTGTGGGGCCAGCGATTAAGACCACAGGTAAAGCTATTACAGATACTGCATCTGCACTTAGTAAAGGATTAGGCCGAGGAGTGTCGAATGCGAATCAAGCTGCTCTTTCAAGATTAGGCAAGATACCTGTAACCTCAACTCAAACTCTTGGTCAGGTTGTATCGAAAGGATCTAAAAATCTTAGTCAGGTTGTACCGAAAGGTATTACGTCCAATCTTACTAGAGGTACGTCCAATCTTACTAAAGGTTTGACTGTACCACCAGCGGCTCGAGCACTAGGGACTGGGCTGAAAGGAATATTACAAGGTGGAGCGGCAGAAGGTTTCCAAGAGGGACCAGTTGAAAACATCGCAACACAAGTAGCTTTTGATCGAGCAACGGGCCCTGGCATATCTTACGATATAACGGATGGTGCTGGGATGATGGATGAGGCCGCAGTCGGTGCGTTGTTGGGAATAGCAGGTGGTGGTAACACGATAAGTAATGCTGCGATAAAGGCTTACAATGATGCTAGGAACAATAGGCCGGGACCTGTTGGCGCGGCTCCAACAGGAGCTTTTGATGATGCGGCGTTCACTTCTGTTCCAAATTACTTTACCTACTATGGTCCGACATCAAGTGGTTTATCAGCACAAGATGCGGCGGCAGCGGCGGCGGCAGCAGGAGGTAATATAGATCCATTTGCAATAAATGCTCCGACAAGTCGAGGTAATGAAGCACTGGTTACTCAAATTTTAAATCAACGAGCACAAGATGCGGCGGCGGCAGCGGCACAAGAAGCTTCAACAGGTGGTGCACAACAGAGAACACCGTTCCCAGACATGAGTCCAACGGGTCAAACCAATCCATTAGTGAGTGAGATTTTAGCTGCAAGAAATATTCCTACTGCACCAGGACCAGAAGTAAATCTTGACCCAGCTTCAGGTCTAGGCCCTGCCTTTACAGATCCCGCAGTTATAATAGCTAGGCAAGCGCAAGCGGCACGAGATGCGGCGGCACAAGAAGCTTCAACAGGTGGCGCACAACAGAGAGCGGTGTTCCCAGATTTAGCTCCATCGGGTGAAACTAATCCATTAGTGGGTGAGATTTTAGCAGGGAGAAATGTTCCATTGGCACCAGACCAAGATGCAAGCTTTACGGCGAGAGATACTCCAATTACTCCTGTATCTAATGTTTTGCCAAGGAATGACCAAGGTCCAAACTTTACTCCTCCAGGTGCTCCTCAAAGGGGACCTGATGTAGATCCAACTCTTCTTCAGAAACAATCTGAAATCCAAGCTTTGATTGAACAAGGGATTCTAAACGAGGAGCAAGCTGCACGGATGATGGCTATTAATACTCCTCGATCTACTGGTGACGTAACCCCAGCAAATGAATTTGTAGGTGCGACTCAAGCAGAAATGAATTTGAATGTTCCTAATAACGCTGCCTCAACTATGGACACAATGGCTGTAATGGATCTAATTAACAATGAGATTGCAATATCTGGAGAGTTGTCAATGGAGACAGCTAGAAGAATAGAGAATAGTACTCCGTTCTCAATGGTTGAAATTGCCAACTTCGCAGAACAATCAATGGGATTAACTCCTTCTAGAACTTCGGGTGAGAGTCGAAGCGTTGTTTCAGCACCAAACATTCTACCAATGGAGAGAGCTGAAAATCAAACAGGGGTAGCACCTTACGTTGAAGAAATAGAGATTATGAACGACAATGTTCTTAGAGCACCTCGACCAGGATTTAAAGGACTTAGTAATCAAGTTCTTGAGGATGCAGTTCTTGCGGATGAGATTATAACACCTGAAGGTCCGAATCTACCTCGAAAAGGATTTAATAATCAAGTTCTTGAGGATGCAGAGATTTTATCACCAAATATTACATCTACTTCTGGTACTGGTACTGGTACATCTACTTCTGGGACTAATGTTACGGTAGATACATCTGGTAATGTTACGGTAGATACATCTGGTAATGTTACACCTGTAGAGACTACCAATATTAATCCATACATAGATACGACTGTCTTCCCACCGTATGACGATACTGGAGGAGATGTTGTTGTTCCTCCTGTCGGATCTGGCGGAGATGACGACGACACTACTGTACCACCAGATGACGGAGGAAATTGTCCTCCTGGTTATGAACTTAGACTAATTAATGGTATGTATGTATGTGTTCCGATAGACCAAGTTGAAGACGAGGTTGAAGAAGAAGAAGAAACACCTGCCGTCACATATGGTCGCCCTGGTATTGGAGTGTACTATGATCCTGTAACCGTAGGGCCAATCAGTCCTTATATCTTAAATTCTGATGAAGTTGTCTAATGAACTTACAGGCTCTTCCCGAAGAGGCGTTAAAGGAAATACTAAGCCTCACAGAAGCTAAGAAACGACTTGATCTTAGGGACGAGGCGCAAGAAAAGTTCATGCCTTTTGCACATCATGTGTACGAGAACTTCATTGAAGGCCGACATCACAGAATTATTGCAGAAAAGCTAGAACAAGTGGCGGAAGGTAAGCTAAAAAGGCTTATTATTAACATGCCACCACGTCATTCTAAGTCAGAATTTGCGTCATATCTTATGCCAGCATGGTTTTTGGGGCGTAATCCCAAGCTAAAAATCATTCAAGCCACCCATAATACGGAACTTGCGGTGCGTTTTGGTAGAAAAGTGCGGGATTTGATAGATGATCCGCAATATAAAGACATTTTTCCAAACACAAACCTAAAAGAAGACAACAAAGGTGCGGGAAAATGGCAAACTGACAAGGGTGGTGAGTACTTTGCGGCGGGTGTAGGTGCTGCGGTCACGGGTCGTGGTGCGGGTTTGTTTGTTATTGACGATCCACACTCGGAACAAGACGCTTTGAGCGAGACTGCCTTTGATCATGCGTATGAATGGTACACTTCTGGGCCTCGACAGCGTCTCCAACCAGGTGGATCCATCATAATTGTTATGACAAGGTGGGGAAAAAAGGGTTTAACAGTTAGATTATTGGCAGCACAGGGGTCAGATGTGATGTCAGATCAGTGGGAGGTTGTTGAATTTCCAGCTATTTTACCCTCAGATAACGCATTATGGCCTGAGTTTTGGGAAAAAGACGCATTATTGTCTATAAAAGCTTCTCTTCCTGTAGCTAAATGGTCTGCTCAGTGGCAACAACAACCGACTACTTCAGAAGGTGCAATCGTCAAAAGAGAGTGGTGGCAACCTTGGGAGGAGGAAAAGATACCTCCTTTGAAGTATATTTTACAAGCATATGACACGGCATTCTCAAAAAAAGAAACTGCGGACTATTCAGCGATCACAACTTGGGGTATATTCAATCCAGAAGAAGGCGGACCTGACAACATAATACTACTGGATGCTCAACGAGGGCGTTGGAATTTTCCAGAGTTGAAGGAGATTGCGTTTGACGAACATGAGTATTGGGAACCAGACATGGTATTGATAGAAGCAAAAGCTACAGGTACTCCTTTGATACAGGAGTTGCGGCTTCGAGGCATCCCAGCCTTGGGGTTTGCACCTGGTAAAGGAAATGATAAAGTAACTCGTATGCATATGGTTGCACCGATGTTTGAAGCTGGTGTAGTATGGGCACCAACAGATAAAAAGTTTACAGATGAAGTGATTGAAGAAGTAGCTTCATTTCCTAATGGCGATCATGATGACTTTTGTGATAGTATGACGTTAGCAATTATGAGATTTCGTCAAGGAGGATTTGTTTCTCTTGACGGAGAAGACCTAGAAGAAGATTATTACCCTCAGAAAAGGGAGTACTACTAATGGCACTACCACCACAACCAATGGGATCAATTGTAGATTCTGGCCTTATGCAAGGCGGCGCAGCAGCACCCGATATGGGAGGTCAAGAAGTTGAGCTCATCCAAGAAGAAACCTTTGAAGGAGGAGCGGAAGTAATACCAGGGGAAGATGGTGGTGCTCTCATACAAGCGTTAAGTGGAATGATTGAAGGTGAGGTTGATGTTCAAATAGAGCATGACGAAAACTTAGCAGAATATTTAGATGATACTTATTTAGGAGAGTTGTCTTCCGAGTTGCGAGGAGCATACGAAGATGATCTTACGTCAAGGGCAGAGTGGGAAGAGGCATATACAAATGGTCTTGATCTTCTTGGTGTTAAACAAACAGAGAGAGCGGTTCCGTTTGAGGGAGCTTCTGGTGTAACACATCCTTTGATTATGGAATCTGTAACTCAGTTCCAAGCGCAAGCGTACAAAGAGTTGCTACCTTCGGGTGGACCTATAAAGACACAAGTACTGGGTCTTCAAGATCAAGCGAGAGAAGATCAAGCGCACAGAGTTAAAGATTACATGAACTATCAAATCATGGAGGTAATGGAAGAGTTTGATCCTGACATGGATCAGTTGTTATTTTATTTACCGCTATCTGGGTCTACGTTCAAAAAAGTTTATTACGATGAAGCACTGCAAAGAGCGGTATCTAAATTTATTCCTGCACAAGACTTAGTTATTCCGTACTCTGCAAGCGATTTAGCTACAGCCTCAAGGGTCACTCACATTTTAAGAATGGACTTTAATGAAGTACGCAAGATGCAAGTTGCGGAGTTCTACAGAGATGTAGAGTTAAGCAAGTCCGATGAAGAAGACATCGTTAAACAAAAAGTAAATGAGTTAGATGGTATTTCTAAGACATACATGGATGACGTGTACACTATTTTAGAAATGCACGTTAATTTAGATCTGGAAGGATTTGAAGACATGTCCCCTGAAGGTGAGGCCACAGGGATACAGTTACCGTATATCGTTTCTATTGATCAAGGTTCTGGTGAGATACTTGCTATTCGAAGAAACTTCGAAGAGAACTCTGAGATAGCTAAGAAGCGACAATATTTTGTTCATTATAAATTCATGCCTGGGTTAGGTTTTTATGGTTTTGGCTTAATCCACATGATTGGGGGTCTTGGTCGTTCTGCAACAAGCATCCTACGTCAACTTATTGACGCTGGGACGTTGGCTAATTTGCCAGCGGGATTCAAGGCCAGAGGTGTAAGGGTGCGTAATTCGGATGACCCATTACAACCGGGCGAATGGCGGGATATAGATGTACCTGGTGGGGATATAAGGAGTGCAATTACTCCTCTTCCTTACAAGGAGCCTTCTGGAACATTAGCACAACTTCTTGGTGTGTTGATTGAAGGTGGGCGTAGATTCATTTCTTTAGCTGATGAACAAGTAAATAACATGAACCAAGAGACACCTGTTGGTACAACAGTTGCGATGTTGGAACGTGGAATGAAAGTTATGTCAGCGATACATAAGAGATTGCATTACGCTCAAAAAACTGAGTTTAGACTATTAGCAAGAATATTCTCTGACAACTTGCCACCTGAGTATCCGTATGATGTAGCGGGAGCACCACGGTCAATAAAGGCAGAGGACTTTGACGGAAGAGTAGATGTTATACCAGTATCGGATCCTAATATCTTTTCTATGTCGCAACGGGTTACGTTAGCACAATCTCAATTACAGTTGGCACAAACTAATCCTCAAATACATAATATATATGAAGCCTACAGAAGAATGTATCAAGCATTAGGAGTTCAAAATATTCAAGCAATATTAAAACCACCTCCTAAACCCGCTCCTAAAGATCCAGCTATAGAAAATTCTGATGCTTTAAAAGCCCAAGAGTTACAAGCATATCCAGAGCAAAATCATTCTGCTCATATAAAAGCACATAGAGCATTTATGTCATCTAGTTTAGTTCGTTCAAGCATGCTTGTCATGGCTTCTCTACAAGCACA